GGTTGTAACATTTAAAGCACCTGCACCTATTGCAGTATTATTATCACCAGAGCTAGCAGACAAAGCAGATTTACCTACCGCAACATTGTTAGAGGCAGTAGTAAGAGCATCACCTGCAAGACCACCAATGAGAGTGTTGTTTGTGCCTGTGGTTACTGAGTAACCTGCTTGATAACCTACACCCACATTGTAGTTGTCAGTAGAGCTTGTAAAGTTTTGAGAAGCAAGGGCGTTTACTCCTATGGCTACTGCTCTATCGCCTAAAGTGTCGGAACCTATAGAATCATAACCCACTGCAACATTAGAATTGCCCGTAGTTAAAGCATCACCTGATAGGTATCCGATAAGGGTGTTAGCATCAGCAGTAGTGATTGCAGTACCTGCTTCATCGCCTACGACAACATTATAATTACCACCGCTTGTGATGCTGTTACCTGCGTTAAGACCAAGCCGTAAGTTTGAAGTTCCTAGAGTAACTGTCTGAAAAGAACCATCATCAAGAAATTTAAACAAATTAGCACTATCATCTGACTTGTTAATTCTAATTCCGTTAGTAGAATTTCCTATAATGTAAGCAGCATTTCCAAAAGTAAAAGTTGACCCTAAGTTTACAGCACCATCAATGTCCACGACATCAAGGTTAGTCGTGCCGTCTACGTCTATGTCGCCTGAGATGTCTAAGGATGCGAATACTGAAGTGCCTGTCGCTGTAACTGTGCCAGTAACGTTTATGCCTGTGGAGGTTGTGGCTAGTTTTTGTGAGTTGTCATAGTACATTGATGCTGCACCATCAGAGATTCCAACGAACATATTTTCGCCAGTGTATTTCTGAAGTTTAATTTGAGTTCCTCTGATTTGAAGGTTGCCAGTACCTGCATCATCAATAAAACTATTTGAACCATCGTGATAAATTTGTAAATCTGAACCTGCTCCAAAGATAGCTTTGTCGTTATCAGCAAATAATATGTCGTTACCATTAGATGCTAAATCACCACCTAACTGTGGAGTAGAATCTTCAACAACTTCATTAGTTGCAGCAACGGTAGTATCTACATAAGCTTTGATAGATTGTTGAGATGCTATACCTGTAGCACTGTTTGAAGACATATCATCTTCATCAAGGAAAGCTTTACCGTCTAAAATGTTTAATTCGGCTGCAGTACTTGTAACACCGTCAAGGATATTAAGTTCGGCTGCTGTAGAAGTTACACCATCTAATATATTTAATTCAGTAGCAGTACTTGTAACTGTTGTACCATTTATTGAAAGTGCATCAGTTTCTAAAGTTCCATCAATGTCTGCATCACCTGATACGTCAAGTGATCCTGCATCTAACTCACCACTAATGGTTATGTTTCTACCACCTGTAATATCTTTGTTAGCATCTGTAACAACAGCTTTACTTGCTATAACTGTTCCGTTTGTAATACCATCTATAAGATTAATATCGGTTGCACTAGCTGTAACTCCGTCAAGGATATTCAGCTCTGCAACTGTTGAAGTAATACCATCAAGAGTATTGATTTCAGCAGCAGTAGCTGTTACGCCATCTAGTATGTTTAATTCTGCAGCAGTTGAAGTTACACCATCTAAGATATTAAGCTCTGCAGTTGTACTTGTAACTCCGTCTAAAATGTTTAACTCGGCTGCTGTGGATGTCACTCCATCTAATATGTTTAGTTCAGCAGCAGTTGAGGTAACTGTAGTACCATTTATAGCAAGGGTATCTATTTCAGCAGTACCATCAATATATAAGTTTCTCCATTGTTGTGAAGAACTTCCTAGGTCATAGGTATCATCATCGTCAGGGATAATGTTAGAATCAACGTCAGCACCAAATACAACATTGTCAGTAGCTGCATCACCCATAGTGATTGTACCACCGTTAAAAGTTGTTGTACCTGTAACTGTAAGATTACCACCAACACTTACGTTTCCAGTTGTGGTAACAGAATCAATGTAAGCATTTTTAAAATATAAAGAACTTGTACCTAAATCAACATCGCTGTCTGTAACAGGTATAATAGCACCATCGGCTATGTATAACTGTTGTACAGGTGCTGAAGATACTTCTACATAAAACTCAATGTAGTTATTTGTAGTATCTATCAGTACTTTGTTGTTTGGAGATGTTTCTCCTGCATCACCAATCAATCCTATAACAGGTCCTTCAGCAGTAGTACCATCATGTGCATGACCTGATGTATTGCTAAACGCATTTAAAATTTGATTGTATTCGTTATTGAATAATGCAGCAGTTATTGTATCTCCATCTGAAAACGAACTCTGTCTTATGTATCCTGCCATTTGTTTATCTCCTACCTGAAGGTATAAAATCTATATATAAACCATTTATTTTGTATGGTGCTTTTGTATCTTCTGTAACAACTGTAAAGTTATTACTTGTACCACTTCCTTGTACTGGTATTCTTATCATTGGTGCGAAAGTACCACCAAACACCGTTGCGTTAAACACTGCTTCTCCAAAGATTGCAGGTGGATTAACTGTACCAAAAGAAAAATCACTTGCTGGTTGTGGAATATCTTGACTGTTAAAGTCGTATTTAATTTGTAGTGCTGGAGTTACAACTCCTTCGGCTGAACAAGAAACTCTAACGTAATGTAAAGTTTTTAAAGTTCCTAAGTCTCCGTAGTCATAGTCTGGTGTGGCATATCTAGCAAGTATGTTAGACCCATTAAAGTCGTCACCTGAATCGTGTACAAGCACATAGCCATCAGTATCACCGTGAAAATATTTTTCAACACCATCATCATTAAATCCAGCTCCTATGCTGGTTACTTCTATTCCTTTTGTTTCTGACCACTCAAACCCGTTTGGTCTAAGTGTTCCTATAATTCCTTCTTGTTGTGCATTGATAACACTTGTATTTGTATAAAATAATCTATACTGAGATTTTTCTCTAATGACAACACTTGATATTACAAACTTGTCAATGTTTTCTGCTAACTGTGTAATAATAGGTTGGATAGCTTTACTAACTGTACCTAACTCAACGTCTCCAATCCTTGCAGTACCAGCAACCGTTCTTAGTCCATCGGGTGCTAAGAATATAAGGTCACCGCCTATCTCTTGAATACTGTAACCTGATAAACAACCAATGTTCTTTGCCACTGGAATTACCACTGCTGTACCGTTTATATCTTGTAGCTTGAATATACTGTTTCTACAAAATATAAAAAGTTCATTACGGAAACTTTTAATTCCTACTATCTGGTCTGATAAGGTTATAGAACCTGAACCAGTACCACTAAAGTCTGTAGGGTCTAATAGTTTACTGTAAAATACTGTACTAAGATTATCTTCTACACCTGCAACAATTAAATGTTTATCGTGTATTTCAGAGTGTGTTGCAAACTTTGTACCTGTTACAGTAACTTCACCACTAAAGTATGTTCTAGTATTGATGTTAGCACCTGTACCTTCCATTCTAAAATAGTAAGGCTTGTTTGCTCCATCACAAATTACTAGTAGTCCATAATCATAATCAGGTCCTTCAAACAATGAAAAGCTAATCTTGCCTTGTCCTGTTCTAGTAAGTGTACTACGACCTGTAAAGGCTGTGTAGTTATCTCCACTAGCATCTACAGAACTTCTACTTATGTTTAACCAACTTGTACCATCTTGACTAAAGAATATTCCTGTCGATGCACAAGCTACAACACCATCTCCATAAGGTATTACCCCATGAATGGTATCAGCACTACCACTTACCAGTGCAGCACTACCAGCTCCTAATCTACTATAACCATTAATACGTCTATAACCACCTTCAATAGAGACTTCAAAGTTTCTAAGGTCTGTAGCTACACCGGGAGTTTTAAGTAAGTCAATCTGATTAGAAGCTTTGACTAAACCACCGGCACATGCAACTGTATAGGGTTGTGATGTTGCCATAAATTAAAAGTACTTTCTATCGTCTGTCATAGTACGAGGAGTAGGATTAATCAAATTAGATTTCATGCTCCTCAATGCTTTTTTGTAATCATCCATAGCAAACGCTGCTTGTTGTGGAGATTCTTTAAACTGCCATACATAGTATCTTGTTTTAGCAGTTATAACATTCGTGTATTGTTCTGGGAATACAACTGTATCTCCATGAGCTGAAAGCTTTGTAGGCTTTTCAAACGCATAGAAATGTACGTTGTAAACTTTATCAGGAATTGGACTTAAGCCAAACTTCCTGCCATCTGGTGATTTAATAACTCTGCAAGGCTCACCATAAGCCTGTGAATCTGCATCGTCTATGTTCTCGTTGTCTCTGTAATATCTTTTCCAATCAGCTAAGTTTAAAAACTGTAATCCTCTTGAGACAAAAGGAGCTGATTCACCACTCACGTTAATGGTGGTTAAATAAAAATCATCCCAGTCTATCGAAGCGTAATCGTCTTGAACGCTTGAGCTACTAGCTTTTAACTCGTACCATCTAGTACCAGCCACTGTAGCCACTGTCACGTTTCCATAGAATGGGTCAGTTCCACCACTTTCACCTACTGCAAAAAATGGTAACTGTGGTTCTTCATTTGCTATATCGAATATAGACTTGTTAATGGCATCCTTAGTAAACTGCTGAAGTCCTACAGCACTTGAAAAGTTTGCAGACGTAAGAGGTATCTCATTGAGTTCTCTTAGTACTTCGTTAGTTAAGTCTAAGTATGTTGTTGCCATTATTAACCTCTAGCTCTTGCTTGTGCTCTTTTACTTAAATCTTTCATATGAAAAAGTTCT